CTTCTTTCATGTAGTTCTCATCCATAGTCAGGTAGCCTACATTCAATTCCCCTGTCCACGTATCGTCACTGTCCATTATAGGTGAGATACGAATAACAAAGTCGTTAGGTTTAAAGTCTACGTAGATTGTATCGTCTTCATCTTTACTCATGTTAGCTCCTTATTATTTTTTCCATAGGGAATGTTATCAAGTCTGGGTGTTTATCTTTACCACGTTCCTTGAGCCACTGCAAGGGTGGAATACGATCTGCATACAGAAAGTTATTACGTTCACACCAGATGCCGTAGGTTGTCTTTGCCCCCTTGCTCAGTTTAGATTTACTGTTCGTAAATACAAAACGTATGTCAAGGTCAGGATGTTGCTGCTTGATCAGCTTATGTTTCCTACGATCATCTGATGTGAACCGCCCCTTCGTTTCTATTATGATACCATTAGGCAGCACAAAGTCAGGGGTATACGTGCGGTACATCAAGTCTTCCCATTCAATCTTGATTGCCTCATACTTAACTGGAATCTTCTGTTCCTTCAGGTACTCCGACACCTTGTCCTCAAGACCACTACGATACCCATGCTTTAATGCTGCGCTAAATCGTTTTTTCATTAGATGAAGGGATGCCAGTTAACACGACGAACACCTAGTGCCTTTAGTTCTTCACTAAGTAATTGGTCAGCTTCCTTACGTGCTTCCATTGCTGCACGTAAACCTGCGTAACGTTTCTCAGATAGCTCACGTTTACGCTGACGTAGTTGTTCTTCAAGCATGTTGATCTCATCTTGAAGTTCTTTGATTTCATCATCACCTAACATTTAATACTCCTTTACTTCTACATATGCAACTGTCTTAGGTTCCTTTGCCTGTGACACTTTGGATGGTAGCTCCTGTAATGTAGGCCAACATTCAAAACGATAGTCACAGAACTTACAGTTGTCATTTAACACCATGTTGCCACTAGGCTTGCCTCTGTATGTTTCAGGGACAGGCTTGAAGCAACGCTTGAACTCATTCTTTGCAACTGTGTCAGCAGTCGCATTGATCTTTTCAAGTTCTTTCTCTTTGTCCATACCCTCAGCAGGGACATACTTGAACTCCCCATTACCCTTGTTGACTACCCACCAACCACCTGCTTTGTACCCAGATGCTTCTGAGTAACCTGCAAGCTGTCCAACGTAGCCGAATGAATCACCCTTGGATAGTGTGTCGAATGATTCAAACTTGTTTTGGTAAGACCAAGGACTAGCTGACTTAACGTCATCCACAGCATCGTCAAGCACAAGATCATAACTACCTTTAACAGTAGTAGGATTGGTATTTCCCACCATGAAAGAGACATGATCTGTATCTTGATATTCGATGCCAGCCCCCTTAAGAAGTCCTTTGAAAACAGCCTCAACAATATCTCCGATCATCATGTTCATTACAAATGTCGAAGGCTTCGGCAATGCAGTCTCAGGTTTGTTCTTATCAAACCACAGTTGACAGGTAGGACGCCCAATGTTGGACATCCGTAACCTGAACTCATCACGAGACTTACCACTGCCGAATTGACGTAGTACTGCATTCGCAACATCCACACCAATGTCAAAGGCTTGCTCATCTGTGAACGTTGTCTTTCCATTGGCTGCGTCAGTCATGAACTGGTGCAGTTTCATTTCGGCAGGGTGATGCATTATGCGAAGTCCTCCTCTGAGATGTCGATAAAGTCCTCGACAGTTTCTGTGTCAACATCCTCATGCTTGGATACGTTTTCGTCCCATGCATTGACGATGTACTCGTTGTAGTTAGTGACCCAAGCTAGGAAGTTTCCTAGTGTCTCCTGTGTAGCATCATCCAAGTCTAGTACAGTTTGGATGTCTAGCTGCGTTGTTGGCAGGAAGAAGCTGTTACCGTTTGGTAACTTACGTTCCTCTGTACCCAAGCTGACCTTGTGCATAGGAGGTAATCGGCGCATCTTGCCCAACTTGTTGAACACCTCACCAATAGTCTTGAACGCATCACGGTTCTCAACTTCCCAGATGAATGGGGTTGCATCCACGGTCACTGGATTACCTGATGCATCTACAGGATCAACCAATTCGACTTCACCGAATACAGCACGAACACGTTTGATCTGACGGATCAGTTCCTGTGTTTTCTCAGGTAGTGCTTTGAAGTCTTGAATATATCCTGCAGGTTTACCACAGTTAAACCCACCGTCATTGTCTTTCAGATCAATGTTCAAGTTGTCAGCCATAACAGTCTTGATGTAACGGTTAGGTGTACTGTCGTTACCCATGACAAAACGTTTGTACATGTAACGTTGTACGAATGGGCGGACGTTGACAGATGATGCATAGTATGTTGGCCCATCTGGGATTTCCAACTTGTATGTGCCACCCTCAACGACCTCGACCTTAGTCTTCTTGCCGTTGACCTCAGCCTCACCCATGATAGGTGAATGGTTGATACGTAGACGAGCAAGTGTGCTTGCTTTGGTTGCTTGCACTTCTGTGCTTACACCCATTAGTTTTGCCATGTCTGCGAAGTTAGTTTGTGTTGCTACTTGGTTCATATGTAGTCTCCTTTTCTGGTTGCGGAAAGTATAGTTATATCAGGCTACGTCTTTTGTGTCAAGCCAGTTTGGGCCAATTTTTGCTTCTAATAATAGAGGCACATTAAAGTCTATGTCCCACTTCTTGTTGACCAAAGCCGTAAGCATTTCGTTAGTACGGTTTATCACCTTGATAACCTTGTCTGTTTCTTTTGGGTGTACGTCAATGACGATACTGTCGTGTACTGTATTGACGATACATGATTGCATTTGATTTACTCCTAATAACTTTTCGATGTATATCAGAGATATAGGTACGATGTCAGCAGTAGCAAATGATTGCA